TATGGAGCAAGTAATACCATTTTTACAAATAATAGTTCAGAAAGAATGCGTATTACAAGCGCAGGAAAAGTAGGAATTAACACAACTTCGCCTGAAGCTAAATTAACTGTATTTGGCGGGGTTGCTGGTGGAACACATACTCACGCTGTTTTCACTGGTACAGCCGGAAGAGGAATAGCTTTAAAATCAGGACAAACTGGTGGTCAACATAATGGTAAAGCTATAATAGATGCGCAAGATACAGAAGCTGGTGGTGCTAGTATGGATTTGCAAATAGGAGGTTCTACAAAATTAGCTATTGATAATTCTGGAAGTATAGGAATTGGAGTAGTACCTTTTGCACATTCGTTAGGAACATCTGTAACTGTTGATTTATTAGGAAATGGTGGAATTTGGGGTTATGCTGGTGCAACTTATGTAAATTCAAATGCTTATTACAATAGTGGATGGAAATATAAATCAAATGGTATAGCGGCAGCTTTACAAGTAGGAGGTAGCTCCCAAGTATTAACATTTAGACAAGCAGCAAGTGGAACAGCAGGTTCTGCTGTAACATACACTGAAGCTTTTAGAGTTCACACTAATGGAAACGTAGGAATCGGAACTTCATCCCCTGACTTTGAATTAGACGTAGCTGGTAGTATTGGTATTGATGATTATATATATCATAATGGTGACCATAATACTTATATAAGGGCACAGGGAGACCAATGGACTTTTAGGACTGGCGGTGACGATAGAATGCATATAAATAACACCGGTGTAGGAATTGGAACGACTACGCCTCAAACAAAGCTTCAAGTAAATGGAACTGTATCGTCTTTTAATGCTCATTTTGGCCCAGGACAAAACAATGGTGCTGGTAATTTTGGTGGAATTAGTTTAGGTTATGCGGAAAATGCAAATGCTTTATATAGAAAAGTTGGTATTGTAGCACAAACTAAGGGTGATAATTCAGCAAGACAGGATTTGCACTTTTTAGTAGATACAGTAAATGACCAAAACAGTGCTGGTATTGCAGATAGTAAAATGCATATTCAATATAATACTGGTGATGTAATTATTGATAATAGTTTAGGGATTGGGACTACAAGCCCAGACGGTAGATTAGACGTGAGAGGAGCTATAAGCTCAGGTATGGCTTTAGAAGATGCAGATGTTTCTTTAACAAGCCATGGTGCAACAGCTCAAGCAACAGGTACACTAGAAATATCTCAGGGGTGGTCATCAAGTACAAGCAGTGGGGACACTATTGTATTTAGACACAATTCAACATCGTGGAAAGCTTGGATATTGCATTATAATTTTGCAAGTACTAATGGCGTAACAATTGGAGTGATTGGAGGTTATTGGAATAATAGTGGTAGTAGTAGTAATAATTTCATTGAAAATAATCTAGGAGCAAGCGTAGCTGTAACACACGGCGGAACTGGGAACCAAAATATTATAGTAACATTTACGTTTACATCATTAGGAACGCACCCTTTATCTAGCTTTAAATATATACAATCTGGAGGTGACGGAAAACCTTTAGCAAGTAAAACATCAATAACATTAAATAGTTAAAAACAATGGCAAACACTTACAAATGGACAATTAATGCGTTAGACGCAAAAATTTCTCACGATAGCAAAGATAATGTTATCAACACAATTCACTGGGGATATTCCGCAGTAGACAATGATGACGCTACAAAAGTGGCTTCATCTATAGGAACTCACTCTGTAGAATACGATAAAGATAATTTTACAGAATACGCTAGTATAAAAGAAAGTGACGTTATAGCTTGGCTAGAAGCTGGGCTAGATGTTAATTCTATGAAAGCTAATTTAGATGCACAAATTGCATTACTAAAAGCTCCAGTAGACAAAACATTTCACAATCCTTTTCCACCAGCTGCTGAAGAATAATTAGAAATCAAGTAAAACAAGTGATAATAAATTATAACCCAAACAATTAAATTAAATTTAAAAAAAAATTAAAATTATGGAAAACCAAGAACAAAAAATTACACCAGAACAATTAGAAGAATTACAAGGTTATGTAGGTAAATTAAACAACGCTGCATCTCAAATTGGAAACTTAGAATTGCAAAAACACAAAATTAACCACGCTGCTTCTGAAGTTCAGATGGATTTAAATAAATTCCAAGCGAAGTTAGAAGAAAAGTACGGCAAAGTACAAATTAATATTCAAGACGGTACGTACGAAGAAATTGCG